CGCTATGATTTCTGCGTCTGTGGTAAGAGCTAAAAGCCTTAGGCGAAAAAATTTGAGTAGTCAAAAGTTAAATTGACTTTATAAGTTTTAGTGCAGTCTTGGCAAGCAAGGTTTAAGCCTTCGGGTTTGGCCTGCTCGGTGAATTCTGAAATACGAGCCTGTATGGCTTTTATCACAGCACTTTCAGCATTTTGATAAAACTCAAGGATAAATTCAGGATCGTCAACTCGGGTGCCATCTTCGAGTTCAATGAAATCGGTACTGTTGGTGCAAGATGATAGACCAAATTGATATAAACGATCCATGATCTGCGAAACTTCTTTTGCACGATCTTCGTCGTTCATGTTGGCAGCATTAAGTACATTTAGCAACTTCTGTTCTTCAAACTCAATCATGTTGCTTTTGTTAACACTGAAAAACTGTTGAGGCTTAAAGCGTATTTTTAAGCCGTGGTATTCTAGTGTACTACTAAACTCTGGGCATCTCATTGCGGCCAATGTTGTTCCAAGATCAACTTCGTGGGTGTTTTCTTCGTTGCAGTGTTGGCACTTACTGTCAAAATTCATGCTGTTGCCGTAGGTGGCAATACGAATAGCAATTAGTACTGCATCAACATCTACACTGGGCATTTTCCATGCATCTTTAATGTTTGGAAGACAACTGTGTATAACATCAACTACTCCCTGACCGTTTAACAGTGCATCAGGAGTACGAAGTAGAATTTCGTCTTTAGTGCTCATTGGGTAAACGGGCAACTCTTTGTTTGCTGGCATTAGTAATGCACCATCGTCCCACCAACGCCCGTCGCTGGGTAGTCTTAGATAGATAGCAGGCTGGCGAAAATGCTTGGCCAGCGGGTTTTGACGCTGAATTTCCATGGATTGAATTCCTATAAATATAATTGAGTAAATGTATTTACCTGGAAAAAACTATGGCAGACCCAATTGATTATGACAGATTAGCCGAAGCTATTGCAGATGCAATAGACAGCAAAGGCACAGCTGAGGCTTTGGATAGAGAAACCGAAGCCCTTAGAGAAACCACTAGGGAAAAGCTCAAGTTTATCAAATCCATGAGGGAAAGCAGTAGTGTTACTGCAACTTTTTCTAAGATATTAACAGGTAAAACAGAGGATCTTTCGGCTACAATTGAGAAAAATCGCAAGGTCTTAGACGATCTAAGCGAAAAATACGAACAAGCTTCAACAGACGAGCAACGCCGACAGATCAAAGAAGAACAAAGAGAAACCAGGCGTGCAGTACTATTTCAGAATCTAAGCGTGGCCTTTGCTGGCGCCAGCTTGGGTGTTATTAAGTTTACTGCTACTCTGGTAGATGCTGCTGGTGCAGCCGGTGCACAGCTGGTACGAGGAATCCAAAATAGTAGCAATGGTGTTCAAATGGGCGCCAACATACTTAACGCCGGAGTAGGCCTAGCCAATTCGGCAGCACAAGGTCTTGCAGGTATCACTACCGCAGTGGGAACTGGTTTAATGGCAGTGCTTAAAGGGCCGTTTAAGTTATTAGGTGCCGCTGTAGCTGGACTAGGAACTGCATTTGGATTCTTAGCCGAACGAGTGTCCAGGGTAGTCAAGTTTGGTATTGAAATACTGTCAGTTGAACTTGAAAAGACCATATCTGGATTCCGTGCTACTACACAGGCAGGTGCGCTATTTGCAGATGGACTAACAGGCATGCGTGTGGCTGCCAGGTCTGCAATGTTGACCGTTGATCAGTTTGCCAAAGTGCTATCGGTGCATAGCAGAGATTTAGCACAGTTGGGCATGGGTGTTACTCAAGGCGCACTTAAGATGGGTCGAGTGCTCAGCACTGGTGGCGATCAAATGCGTGATCGACTGTTAAAATTAGGTTACAGTTTTGAAGAACAGGCCGGCCTAGTTGCCGAAACAATGAGCCAGATGCGTGGTCTAGGTGGACCACTAAGAGCAACTGATACAGAAATTGTACAACAGACTCAAAAATACGCAGAAAGTCTGCGTTTGATTGCAGGTATAACTGGTGAAGATGCTAAAAAGAAAGTTGAGCAGGCTAGACAACAAAGTCGTGTTCTAGCATTCCAACAGTATCTTGCTGGAAAAGATGAAAAACAGCGACTGGCTATCAATGCCGCTATGGCTACAATGACCGAAGCTGAAAAGCGCAACCTTATGGATCGTGCTGTACTTGGCACAGTTATAAACAAAGAAGGTGCAATCTACGAAGCCACAGTAGCTGGTGCCAGAGCCAAAGGCGAAGAAGCTTTCCGACTGTTGCAAACAAATAATCTAACAGCAGAAGCTAACGCTAGATTAAACGCACAGTATGGCGGCCAAATTAAAGAAAGCACTATGGCTCAAAAGAGCATTGCTATTGCTGGTTATGTGCTAGGTGGCCAGATGGGAAATGTTGCTGCCGCCATGCTAGAGTCTGCAGAGCAGGCTACCATCTATATGGCTGATGCAGTTAAATCCGCAGCCGCCGCAGTAGAAGCGCAGGCTACAACCAATGATAAACTAACTAATTCTTTAAACAGTGCTACCATTGCGGCACAAAACATGGCTATAAAGCTACAAGAACTGCTTGATCCTTTCTTGGAAATGTATGCTGACATTACTGCAAAGATGTTGACAGAAATTGAAAAAACATTCAGTCAAATGCAGAAAGAAATTGGTGCCTGGGCAAGAGGTGAAAAATCGCCAACTGCTACTAGTGAACGACTAGAAGGCATCAAAGCAGATGTTGCTAAAAAAGGAGAAACCGTTGAAAGTGTTGGCTCCAAGGTCAAGTATGCCGGTGCAGGCATAGCAGGTCTAGGCGCACTAGCAACAGTGGCAGGCGCGATTATGTCATTGACTGGTGTTGGCGCTGCCGCAGGTGTACCTTTAATGGCCGCAGGCGGAAAAATGATAGCAGGTGGAGCCAAAGTTGGACTAGCTGGCTGGACCATGGAAAGTGCCGGCGAATTTGCTAAAGATCAGGCCAAAGAAGATGGGCTTGTTGAGAAGATAGGAAAAATGATAGGATATCGTCGAGGCGGTATCAGTAAGGGTCCTGGCTCCGGCTATTTGCAAAAGCTACATGGCACTGAAGCTATTGTGCCGTTACCTGACGGAAAGAACATTCCTGTAAAAGTTAACCTAGGTGCTGCCTTAAACGATGCTGGAATTGATTTAAATAGAGAACCTGTGCAGATCGAGCTTGGTACAATGTTAAAAGAGGCCGGAGTCGATCTAAACAAAAAAGAACCTGCACGATTTGATCTTGGTACATTGTTAAATGATGCAGGAATTAATCTTACAGATAATCTAGCTTCAGTTGATGCATTTAAAGGATCAATTGATTATGGAGCAGAAACATTTAAGGATACATTTAACTTTGTTAAGACTGGAATAAATTCAACAGAATCAATGATGTCAACCTATATTGACGATATCCTTGCAAAATTATCTTCAGAGTCTACAGAAACAGTTTCCAGGGTCATAGACGAGTTTAACATAGTATCAAAAAATCTGTTTAGAGATTTTGGCAAAGGGGCTGAAGACTCTCTTAAATCAAACACAGTTTCTTTGGATACAATTAAAACAAGATCAGTTAGTCCAGGTGCAGTAGGATTGGAATCTAGCAAGACTGAATTAAGAATTGCAAAACCCATGATGGATTCTGTTGTAAACGAACTTAAAGAAAAAATTGAATTGACTTCAGTTAATACAGTTGAAAGCAAGCTGGCAACTACAAATCTAACTTTGGATCAAGAGTCAATTCTACAGTTAAGATCGGCTATGACAAATAACAATCAAGAAGTAACAGGATTGCTGACTACTCAAAATGATTTGTTACAACAAAGTATCCTATCCATGGATAGATTGGCTGGTTTAATGAGCGACACCTATACGGTAAACAATCGTATGTATCGCGAGATGACTTAAAAACTAAGCTAACCTAGTTCAAATAAATATAGATAACTAGAGAGATTACCGAATGTCTTGGAAAAAATATTTTAAAGCACCTAATATGGCAGTAGTGAGCCCTATTAGCGGTGCAAATTCGCAAAGCAGTCCTGCATATAGAAACTATCAGAGCACACTGCCAGAAGTCTATGTTGGCCATCCTAACCGTTTGGAACGCTACAATCAGTACGAACAAATGGATATGGATTCGGAAATCAATGCGGCTCTCGACATTTTGGCTGAATTCACTAGTCAGCCCGATCCTGTAACAGACATGCCGTTTAAAGTTAACTACAAAGAAAAGCCAACTGACACGGAAGTAGAGATCATTAAAGAGCAGTTACAGCAATGGATTACACTGAATGATTTTAAAAAGAGAATCTTTAAGGTAGTAAGAAATACTATCAAATATGGAGATCAGGTTTTTATTAGAGACCCTGAGACATTCCAACTATTCTGGGTTGAGATGAGCAAGGTAGTTAAAATTATTGTAAACGAAGCCAAGGGCAAAGAACCGGAACAGTATATTGTTAAAGAAATAGCGCCTAATTTACAAAATTTAACAGCGACAGCAGTTTCAACAACAGACACCTATGCTAACCATCCGCAGGTTGGCGGTCCTAACGGATCCTATGCACAACCAAACGCACCTTTTTCTGGCGGCGGTAGATTCCAGCAGAGTCAAAATGAAAGTGCAATTAACGCAGAGCATGTGGTGCACATGAGCTTGACCGAAGGTCTAGACATATTCTGGCCTTTTGGCAACAGCGTATTAGAAAACATCTTTAAGGTATTCAAACAAAAAGAACTACTCGAAGATGCTATTATTATCTATCGTGTACAACGAGCACCCGAGCGTAGAATTTTCTATATTGATGTAGGTAACATGCCAAGCCACATGGCTATGGCTTTTGTTGAGCGTGTTAAAAACGAAGTACATCAACGCCGTATACCTACACAAACAGGTGGCGGTGCAAACATGATGGATGCTACTTACAATCCACTCAGTACCAATGAAGATTATTTCTTCCCGCAAACAGCCGACGGTCGCGGTAGCAAAGTTGATACACTTCAAGGTGGCTCAAACCTAGGCGAAATCACTGATTTGCGCTTCTTTACTAACAAGTTATTCCGCGGATTACGCATTCCTAGTAGCTATTTGCCTACAGGACTAGACGACGGCACACAATCTTATAGCGACGGTCGTGTTGGTACAGCCTTAATACAAGAATGGCGCTTTAATCGTTACTGTATCAGACTACAAAAGATGATAGCTGGTACATTAGACAAAGAATTCAAGATGTTTATGCGCTGGAGAGGCATTAACATTGACAGTCAATTGTTTGAATTAGAGCTAAACGAGCCGCAAAACTTTGCACAATATCGTCAGAGTGAAGTTGATTCAGCCCGCATACAGACCTATGTGCAACTTGAGCAGTATCAATACTTTAGCAAGCGTTTCTTAATGCAACGATATCTAGGACTAGACGAAGAAGAGATGAAAGAAAACGAAAAACTCTGGCTTGAGGAACAAGGCGAAACTAAAAATGGTGCCGCAGAGCCCGATATCGGATTACGAAGCGTTGGTATAACTCCTGGAAGTATTACTGGCGACCTTGCAGGAGCAGAAGCATTGCCTGGGGAACCGGGTATTCCGGGACTAGGCGGTGAAGTAGGAGCACCGGGTCTAGGCGGCGGTGTAGCACCTCCATTAGGCGGAGTTCCTGCAGGTCCTGGCGGAATTCCTTCAGGTCCCATGGGAATTTAACCAAACGGCTAAATAATTTAATATGCTACTATCTGAGTTTTATAATCTTAAGTCGTCCGAAGGCTACCGCACAGAAAAAGATGACAATTCTGTGCAAAAACTTTCTGACACCCGCAAGAGTCGTTTAACCCTAGCACAAATCAAACGCCTAAGAATCATGACAGATCTTAGGAAATTCGAACATCAAAAAGAGGTCGATGAAGTGGCAAAACAGTATCGACCCGCCGCTCCTCCAGGCGGCCTGCCAGGACTTTAAGTCTAAAATCATTCAAAAAACCACCATTTAACACATAATATTACGATATTATGTAAATACCATTAAGCGAACACTTTATTCTAAGGAGCACCTATGAACCAATATGAAAAACTCATTGAGCTAATCATCAATGAGCAAACAGACAAAGCAAGCGAACTATTCCACCAAATCGTAGTGGAAAAGAGTCGCGAAATTTATGAAAATATTATCGACGAAACAGACTTCGAAGAAGAAGTCCACGACGATAATCAAGTCGAAGATTTAGTCAACGACATTGAAGTTGACAAGGAAGGCTTACCAGAAGCTGACCAAGAAGACGACATGGGCGACATGGGCGGTGATGACATGGGCGACATGGGCGGTGACGAAATGGACGGCGACGACATGGATATGGATCCAGACGCAGAACAAGACGAATTCGGCGGCGGCGAAGAAGAAGGCGGCGAAGGCGATATCGAAGATCGCGTTATGGACCTAGAAGATGCTTTAGACGAACTTAAAGCAGAATTTGATGCATTAATGTCCGGCGAAGAAGGCGAAGAGTCTGACATGATGGGCGGCGACGACCAAGGCGAAGAAGTAGTCCGTGAATATGTTGAAAAAGTTGGCAACGACTGGGACAAAAACGGTAATCAAGGCGAAGGTAAGCCTGTTGGTGCTAAATCCGACAGCGTAACTGGCGCAACACAGACTAAGTCTCCTGGTTTGCAAAAAGCTAACAACATGGGCGGCAAGGCTTTTGATCTTGGAAAAGGTTCAGAAGTTGCTCCAGATGGAACTACTCCTAAAGGCAAAGCAGGCGGATTCGTCAAGCCAGCACAAGAAATTGATGTTGCTAAACGCAATGTAAACAAGCCAGGTGGCAACAAAGGCGCACAGAACTATTTCAGCAAGAAAGAAACTTCTTATGAAAAGGCAAATGGCGCTGAAGGTCAGACCACAAACGGCAAACTACCTGTAAATCCTAAGGCCCTACAAGGCGGCAAGATTCGTTAATAAGAGACAGCAATGGCTTATTACCTAAAAGAAAATCTTACCTTTGACCATGCAAAGATGGAAGTCCTTTACGAGGACAAGAAGTCCGGTGAAGGTAAAGATCTTTACATGAAGGGTATCTTTATTGAAGGCGGGGTAAAAAATCACAACAAGAGAGTTTACCCTGTTGAAGAAATTAGCCGTGCTGTATCCCACATTAACGAACAACTTAAAGGTGGCAACAGCGTTTTAGGCGAGTTAGATCACCCAGACGACTTAAAGATTAATTTAGATCGTGTTACACATATGATTGAACAGATGTGGATGGACGGTCCTTGTGGACACGGCAAATTAAAAATTCTACCAACACCAATGGGACAAATCGTCCGCACCATGTTAGAAAGTGGTGTTAAGTTAGGTGTTTCAAGCCGCGGTAGCGGTAATGTCAACGAAGCCACTGGGCATGTCAGTGATTTCGAGATAGTCACAGTTGATATCGTAGCTCAACCTAGTGCTCCACATGCGTATCCAACAGCTATTTACGAAGGGCTGTTGAACATGCGTGGTGGTCATCAGGTTCTAGATATAGCTCGTGGTGTTCAAGACAATAAAAAAGTGCAAAAGTACCTAAAGGATGAGGTAACTCGTCTGATTAAGGACTTAAAATTATAAGGGGAACAGCTATGTTTGATGCTATCAAACCATTGCTAGACAGCGGTATCATTAACGAAGAAACTCGTACAGCTATTAACGAAGCTTGGGAAGCCAAACTTGTTGAAGCTCGCGAGCAAGTCCGTGCTGAATTGCGCGAAGAAATGGCAGCTCGTTATGAACACGACAAAAAAGTAATGGTCGAAGCACTAGACAAAATGGTTACCGATCAACTAACTGCGGAAATTGCAGAATTTGCCGCAGAAAAGAAAGCCGTTGTCGAAGATCGTGTGCGTGTAAAAGAGCACATGATGGAGAGTGCAGGCCGTTTCGATAATTTCATGGTTAATAAACTAGCCGAAGAAATTAAGGAACTGCACAAAGATCGCGAAGTTCAAAAAGAAAATTATCAACGCCTTGAGAAGTTTATTGTCACAGCGTTGGCAAAAGAAATTCGTGAATTTGCACAAGACAAACAGGAAGTAGTTGAAACTAAGGTTCGTTTAGTTGCCGAAGGCAAAAAGAAGTTAGACGAATTACGCAGCCGTTTTATTAAAAACAGTGCTCGCTTAGTTAAAGAATCGGTTACTGCTAAACTAGGTGCTGAATTAACACAACTCAAAGAAGACATCCAAGTTGCTCGAGAGAACATGTTTGGTCGTCGTATATTCGAGGCATACGCTAGTGAATTCTCACTAACTCATCTAAATGAGAATCGTGAAATTCAAAAGCTAAGACAAGTCGTTGATCAACAACAAGAACAAATCACTGAGGCTTCTAAAGCCAAAGCTGAAGTTGCAAAACTTGTTGAGTCTAAGGATCGCGAAATTCGCGTGATCAAGGAAAGTGCAGAGCGCAAGGAAGTTATGAACCAATTGCTAGGCACTCTAAATAAAGAGAAGCAAACGGTTATGCGTGAGCTGCTCGAGAATGTTCAGACTGACAAATTAAAGTCTGCATTCGACAAGTATCTACCTGCTGTACTAACTAACGGCACATCAGCAAAAGAAAAGGCAACTGTTCTAGCTGAAAGTCGCGTTGAAGTCACTGGAGATAAGACTACTGCAAAAGCTGCCATTCAAAATGTTGACAACAATGTTTTTGAACTACGCCGTTTAGCAGGGTTAAAATAAAATAGTTAAACCTTAAAGGAAAGAAAATGACACAAGAACTATTAGAAAGCCGTTGGGGCGAGACTAAAGATGCCCTGCTTGAAGGCCTACAAGGTACTCGTCGTACATCGATGAGCGTTATCTTAGAAAACACTCGTAAGAGCTTAATGGAAACAGCAACAGCTGGTTCGACAGCTTCTGGTAACATGGCTACACTTAACCGTGTAATCCTTCCAGTTATCCGTCGTGTAATGCCTACTGTTATTGCTAACGAAATCGTTGGTGTTCAGCCAATGACTGGACCTGTTGCACAGATCCACACATTGCGTGTTCGTTATGCTGACAACGCTAGCGCAACAATCGCTAACGATGGCGCATCCGCTGGTGATGAAGCACTAAGCCCATTCCGTATTGCTACTGCATACTCTGGTAACCTAAGCACAAGCCGCGCAGATTCTACATCTGCACTTGAAGGTGTAGCAGGTAAGCGTATCAATGTCCAAATCTTGAAGCAAGTTGTCGAAGCTAAAACTCGTAAACTAAGCGCTCGTTGGACATTCGAAGCCGCTCAAGACGCACAAGCAATGCACGGTCTTGATGTTGAAGCAGAAATCATGGCTGCTCTAGCACAAGAAATTACCGTTGAAATCGACCAAGAGATTCTAGCTTCTCTTCGCGCTCTAGCCGCTACTGAAGCAACATACAACCAAGCTGCCGTATCTGGTAC